TAATACTTGAGCAATTCTCGGTTTACTCTTACCTAAAAAATGCTCCGGGGGAACTTTTTGGAAAAACAGTCTCATATTTACCCCGGTATTAATAAACGCACGCGGATAAGTTTACGGTCTTTAATCTTCTTTCAGCTGTATTCTGTTCTCTCCGCCGCGTGTGTTTATTAGTGCCGGAAAAGTATGAGACAACTATATTAAAACCATGGGAGGGATGGATGAATCATGAGCAAAAAGGATAAGAAGTCACCTGCAAGTAGGATGCAACCCGCAAGAACTCCTGAAGCCAGAGAGAATCAGCTTATTTCTTTAGCTGTAGATTTGGCCGAGAAGCAACTTGCTGAAGGTACTGCGTCATCTCAGGTAATAACACACTACTTAAAGCTCGGAACTATGAAAGAAAAGTTGGAAAGAGACATATTAGCTTCACAAAAGAAATTAATAGAAGCTAAAACATCAGCGATGGAATCAGCAAAGCATGTTGAAGAAATGTATGCTGAAGCACTTAACGCTATGCGTGCTTACAATGGACAAGATACAGAACAACAAGAGGATGAGTTCTATGACTATTAGATGTTATGATGAACTTATACTACTTCCTACTTTCAAAGAAAGATACGAGTATTTAAGACTTGAAGGATCCGTTGGTGCTGACACGTTTGGTTTCGATAGATATCTTAATCAAATATTTTATAAAAGTCAAGAGTGGTTAGACATTCGTAATAAAGTAATCGCTAGAGATTTGGGTTGCGATCTAGGATTAGAAGAAAGAGAAATTTATGGAAGTATAACTGTGCATCACATGAATCCAATTTCTAAAGAAGATATTTTAGATCGAAGTAAAATTTTACTAGATCCACAATTTTTAATTTCAACTATGCCAAGTACTCATAGAGCAATTCACTATGGAAATTATAATTCATTCGCTGGAGAAATAGTTACTGTTAGAACTGCAGGAGATACTTGTCCATGGAAACGTTAAGGAGGTAAACATGAGTGAAAGTATTTTAACAACAATTAAAAAACTGCTAAACATTCCAGAAGAGTATGAACACTTTGACCTCGATATATTAACACATATAAATTCTGAGATTTTTGTTTTAGGACAAGCTGGTGTTGGTCCAAAGGGATTTATGGTTGTCGATAAATCACAAACTTGGAAAGATTATGTTGGAGAAGAGTATCAAGAGTTAGCAGCTTTGAAATCGTACTTATACATTAAAGTTAAACTTATATTTGATCCACCAGCAAATTCATTCACTATAGATGCTCTTAATAAAACAGCAAGTGAATATTTATGGAGATTAAATTTCGATCAAGAGATGAAAACCTCCTCCGTTGAAAATGGGAGCACTGTTGAATAAACGGGGGTGATTAATTGGGTAAATTATCTAATACAGCCACGCCTAAATATTACGGTCAGTTTAGAGATGCCGTAATCAGAGGGGAAATTCCCGTGTGTAAAGAAATCTCAATGGAGATGAATAGAATAGACCAATTGATTGCTAATCCTGGAGTATGGTATGATGAATTAGCTGTTGAAGGTTTTATAAAATACTGCGAGAATGAATTAACACTTACTGATGGTAGTGACTTAAAACTATTAGATTCATTTAAAGTATGGGCCGAACAAATATTTGGTTGGTATTATTTCGAAGAGCGTAGCGTTTATCAACCTGATGGAAATGGTGGAGGTCGATACATTAAAAAAACGATCAAAAAAAGATTAATTAAGAAGCAATACTTAATAGTGGCCAGAGGAGCGGCGAAATCGATGTATGGTTCGTGTATACAAAATTATTTCTTAAACGTAGACACTTCAACCACACATCAGATAACCACAGCACCTACAATGAAACAATCAGAAGAAGTTATGTCTCCTATTAGAACAGCCATAACAAGAGCAAGAGGACCATTGTTTAAATTCTTAACTGATGGATCATTGCAAAACACAACCGGTTCAAAAGCTAATAGAATGAAACTAGCTTCGACTAAAAAGGGTATTGAAAACTTCCTTACCGGCTCAATTTTAGAAATCAGAGCCATGCGTATAGATAAGTTACAAGGATTAAGATGTAAAGTATCAACTGTCGATGAATGGTTGTCTGGAGACATCAGAGAAGATGTTATAGGTGCTATAGAACAAGGTGCATCAAAACTTGACAACTATCTTATAATTGCTATGAGTTCAGAAGGTACTGTTCGTAACGGAAGTGGAGATTCTATCAAAATGGAGTTAATGAGTATCCTTAGAGGAGAATATGACAACCCTCACGTTTCTATCTGGTATTATAAATTAGATGATGTCGAAGAGATTAACGATCCAAGAATGTGGGTTAAAGCAAATCCTAATCTTGGTTATACAGTTTCATTTGAAACATATCAGTTGGATGTTGAAAGAGCTGAAAAAGCTCCGGCTGCTAGAAACGATATTTTGGCTAAAAGATTTGGTATACCTATGGAAGGTTATACTTATTACTTCACTTACGAAGAAACCATACCTCACAGACATAGAGATTTTTGGCAACTACCATGCTCTCTTGGTGGGGACTTATCACAAGGTGATGACTTCTGCGCATTCACATTTTTATTCCCACTTAGTTATGGAAAGTTCGGTGTTAAAACTAGAAACTACATAACTTCGAAAACTCTTATGAAATTGCCACCAGCAATGAGACAAAAGTACAATGACTTCATGGATGAAGGTAGTCTAATAGTACTTGAAGGAACAGTGTTGGATATGATGGAAGTTTATGAAGATTTAGATAAGCATATTGTTGATAAGGGATACGACGTTCGAAGTTTCGGATTCGACCCTTATAATGCTAGAGAGTTCGTTGAACGTTGGACGACTGAAAATGGACCATTTGGCGTAGAAAAAGTTATACAAGGAGCTAAAACAGAATCAGTACCTTTAGGTGAGTTAAAGAAACTTTCTGAGGATAGACTGTTATTGTTTGATGAAGAACTAATGTCTTATGCTATGGGTAACTGCATAACGTTAGAAGACACAAATGGTAATAGGAAACTTCTTAAGAAGAGATACGAACAAAAGATTGATGCTGTTGCGGCTTTAATGGATGCTTATGTAGCTTATAAACTTAACAAAGACGCATTCTTGTAAGGAGGTGAGTAATTATGTGGAAAGAGAATGAACTGTATCATTATGGTGTAAAAGGAATGAAATGGGGCGTTCGAAGATACATCAACAAAGATGGAACGTTAACCGATAAAGGTAAACGAAGATCTGAGAGTGAACAAGGTGGTAAAAAACACAAAAAACCAAACCCTAACAAATGGGTAAAAGAAGATACTGAGAACTTTAGAAACTTGGCGAATGAAGTCGGTGGTTTATCCAATAAACTTAAGCAGGTTACTAACAGTAAACCTAAAATCGTCAAAATGGATTTGTCTAAAATGTCAGATCAAGAAATGAGAACTCAGATAAACAGAGCGTTGTTGGAGAAACAATACAACGACATGTTCGCGCCTCGTACAGTTAATAAAGGTAAAGAGTTTGCTAATAAAATATTAGATACGGCGGCAGTCACTATGGGTGTTACGTCGTCTGCACTCAGCATAGCTTTACTTATTAAACAACTTAAAGGATAGGAGGTGATGATATGTGGGAATATCAACAAACGATTAGTAATAACGAACTATATCACTATGGTGTTTTAGGAATGAAATGGGGTAAGAGAAAGTATCAGCGTAAAGACGGATCTTTGACTCCTGCTGGAAAGAACAGATATAATAAAGATGAATCAGATGTAAGAACCATTAAAGAAAAAAATGGTAATTCTTATAAGATAGAAAAGAAAAATGGTTCTAGGTATTATACAAAAGTTGAAGGATCTGATAAAGTAACAATGACAAACAAGCGCATTTCCAAACTTGAAGAAACTTATAAAAAGCAAGGATTGAGTGCCAAAGACGCTAAAGCCAGAGCTGAAAAGAGAGTTAAGATTGAAAAGACCGCTGCTATAGTTGGAGGTTTAGCTTTAACAGCTGCTGCCGCTTATGTTATTAAAAATAAAATAGCTGATAAAACTGACGGTATTATAAAAAGTGGAACCACAATGCAAACTATAATTGGATCAGATCCAAATAGAGATTTCAATAATCCTTTCTATACAGCTTATCGTGAAAGTGATAAGAAAAAGTATGTTGGTTTATATGGTGGTGGTCAAATGGGAGGAGCAATGGGTGCAAAAGTACACAAAGTTACAATGGATGTAGCTAAAGATGTAAAAGTTGCTTCTAATGATAAAGCTAAACAAGCATTCATGGATTTATATAAGAACGATGCTGATTTCTATTCGTCAGTAAATAATAGACTAAAAAATGTTGCACTAGTTAATCCAAAATTTAATAGTGCTCAAAAAATTGCTCGTAAAGGGGCTATTGCTAGCGATAAAGAAATTAAGAAGTTATATGACGCTTTTAATCTTTCCTTAGTGGATCACTCAGAACAAGGAAATAAAGATTCCGGAAAGTTTTATAGCAAATTAAAAGAAATGGGGTATGATGCTGTAAAAGACATTAACGATAAAAAGTATAGTGGTTATAATTCAAAAGATCCAGTCATAGTATTCGATAGAAAAGATAAAATAAATGTTAATAAAGCAGTAGAAATAGACGCCAATGAATTGAAGAAAAGATTTGGCATAGAGCAAGGAAAAGTGTTTGCTAGAGAAACCGCTAAAGGACTTGCTCCTTATATTGGAATAAAAGTTGCTACTGATAAAGTAAAACAAACTATGGTTGCTAAACAGTACAGAAAAGCACATCCAAATACTGAAATGACTGATGCAGAAATTTATAAAATGCTAAAGAAAACTAAAGGTAAAAAATCCGTTGATGAGATGTATAACAGATCAATTCAATCAGAAGCAATGTATAGAGCAAGACAATTGGCTAAGAAAAAGAAATAACGGGGAGGTGATTCAAAATGGGGTTAGCAGATAGACTCCAACATGCTTGGAACTCGTTTAAAGATAACGACAGAATGAATTATTATAATGATTATGGACCTACAAGTTATTATAGACCAGATAGAATTAGAATTAAAGCTGGAAATGAACGTTCTATAATTACTTCTATAACTAATAGAATATCATTAGACGTTTCATCAATAAAGATAGTTCATGCAGAGTTAGATGAAAACGAAAGATTTAAACAAAAAGTTAAGTCTGGATTAAACTACTGTTTTAATGATATGGCTAACAAAGATCAAACAGCTAGAGCATTTATACAAGACGTAGCTATGTCGATGATGGATGAAGGTTGTGTAGCTATAGTACCAATAGACACGACCATTAACCCAAATGTTAGTGGTTCGTTTGATATAGAAACTATGCGCGTTGGCAAAATAGTTCAATGGTATCCAGATAAAGTTAAGCTTAACGTATATAATGATCGAACTGGATTAAAAGAAGATATAGTGATGGACAAAAAATCTGTAGCTATTATAGAGAATCCATTATATGCGGTTATGAATGAACCAAACTCAACAATGCAAAGATTAATTAGGAAATTAAATCTTCTTGATGTAGTTGATGAACAATCTAGTTCTGGTAAGTTGGATTTGATCATTAAATTGCCTTATGTTATTAAAGGCGAACAAAGACGTAAGGATGCTGAAAAAAGACGTAAGGATATTGAAATGCAATTAGAAGGTTCTAAGTATGGAATCGCCTACGTTGATGGTACTGAAAACATTACACAACTTAACAGACCAGTTGAAAACAATCTTATGAAACAGATTGAATATTTAACTGAAATGTTATACAGTCAAATTGGTTTAACTAAAGAAATAATGAATGGTACAGCTGATGAAGCAGCAATGCTTAATTATTATAATAGAACAGTAGAACCTATAGTATCAGCAATAGTTGATGGATGTAGGACTAAATTTATAACTAAAACGGCTAGAACTCAAGGTAAGACTTTGATGACTTTTAGAGATCCGTTTAAGTTAGTTCCTATAAACAACATAGCTGATATTGCGGATAAGTTCACTAGAAATGAAATCTTATCATCAAATGAGGTGAGAGGTATAATTGGATTTATGCCTTCTAAAGATCCATCGGCTGATGAATTAAGAAATAAAAATCTTAACAAGTCAAATGAATCAGTTGAAGATTCAAATCCTTTAACTGATATTGAAAATAATTAATATATTAAGGGGGAATTTTATATGACAAAAGTATTTGTAGATGCTGAAGAAAAATTTTTAAGTAAGGTTGTTGTTTATGCAACTGCTGATGATGGAGAATTATGCTATGATTCTAAAAAAGAGCAGCAAATACCAAAAAATGAGTTAATGAATTTATTAATGAAAGGATTAGTTCTAATAAAGCACGAAGATGCATTCTATGAACCAGCGAATTTCTCAGACAAGACAACTCACATAGAAGTTAATGTCTCTGCTGAAGCTGGTTGGTTAACATTTAAATCAAAAACAGAAGCATAATTAATATTTAGAAAGGAGAATGTGTTATGAAAGGTAATTATGATTTTGGCGGTTGGGCAACCAGGAACAATCTTAAATGTTCAGATGGTAGAATTATAAGAAAAGATGCCTTCAAGCATAATAGTGGTAATACAGTTCCTTTAGTTTGGAATCACGTTCACAATGACCCTTTAAATATTCTTGGACATGCTGTCTTAGAGAATAGAAATGAAGGAGTTTATGCTTATTGCACATTTAATAATACTGACGCCGGACAAAACGCAAAAGAATTAGTAAAACATGGAGATATATCAGCATTATCGATATATGCAAATAGATTGCAGCAGAATGGTGGAGATGTATTACATGGTGAAATAAGAGAAGTTAGTTTAGTATTAGCTGGTGCTAATCCAGGAGCTTTTATAGACTCTGTTCTTGCTCATGGTGAGGAATCAGAAGATTCAGCAGTTATTTATACTGGTGAAGACATTTGTCTATCCCACTCTGATGAGAGTGATAATAAAGAGGAGGAAGAGAATATGAATGATGAAAATTTAGAACATTCAGAAAAGACCGTCGCTGAAGTGTTTGAAACTCTTAACGAAGAGCAAAAGACTGCTGTGTATGCTATGTTAGGAGTTGCGATGGAACAAGGCAGCGAAGAAAATCAAAATGAAGAAAAAGATGATGAAAATGAAGGGGGAAACAACATGAAACATAACGCATTTGAAGGTACTGATAACAATAAGGAAAACACTTTACAACACTCTGATATGGAAGCTATAATCAGTGATGCTAAAAGATATGGATCTATAAAAGAATCAGCTTTAGCTCATGGAATAGGTAACGTTGAATATTTATTCCCAGAAGCTAAGACATTAAATAATCCACCAGAATTTATCTCAAGAGATATGAACTGGGTGCAAAAGGTAATGAACAAAACTCACCACACTCCATTCTCAAGAATCAAGTCACAATTTGCTAACATTACTGAAGATGAAGCAAGAGCAAAAGGTTACATTAAAGGGAAATTAAAGAAGGAAGAAGTATTCTCACTATTAAAGAGAACTACTACACCTACAACTATCTACAAGAAGCAAAAGATGGATAGAGATGATGTTATCGATATAACAGACTTCGATGTAATCGCATGGTTAAAAGGTGAAATGAGAATGATGTTAGATGAAGAAATAGCAAGAGCTATATTAATCGGTGACGGAAGACTTCCTTCTGATGACGATCATATCAATGAACAACACATCAGACCTGTATGGACAGATGAAGATCTATTCACAGTTAAGTGTAAGATAGATGCTGCTACAAGTGCTTCTGCAGATGACAAAGCAAAAGCATTTATTAAGTGTGCTATAAAATCAAGAAAGAACTATAAAGGATCTGGTAACCCAGTATTATTCACTACTGAAGATGTAGTTACTGATTGTTTATTACTTGAAGATCAAATAGGAAGAAGATTATATAACTCTGTTTCAGACTTAGCTACAGCTTTAAGAGTTTCTGAAATAATCACTGTGCCAGTTATGGAAGGTGCTAAGAGACAAAACTCTGAAGGTGAAAAGGTAGAATTATTAGGTCTAGTAGTAAATCTTTCAGACTACAATGTTGGTGCTGATAAGGGCGGAGCTGTTAACATGTTTGACGACTTCGACATCGACTACAACCAACAAAAATACTTAATTGAAACTAGATGCTCAGGTGCTTTAGTTAAACCTTACTCTGCTTTAGCAATCGAATTTAAGTATGAGTAGATTCTTTGGTAATATCGGTTACGGTGTTACTGAAGAGATAAGACCAGGTTATTGGGATGAGGTCATGATGGCCCGTCCCTACTTTGGTGATGTTATAAGAATGACTAGTAAAAATCAAAATGGTAGTAACGCTAATGACGATATTGTAATAGGAAATCAATTCTCAGTGGTTGCAGATCCATTTGCATATGTTAACTTCAGTAACATGAAGTATATAGAGTTTATGGGAACGGCTTGGAAGATAATTAGTATTGAAACTAGGTTTCCAAGATTGATCATAACTACTGGAGGTGTTTGGAATGGAGAAAAGGCTGAAACTACAAGCAATGCTTGAAGAAATAGCAAATACTAGAAATGTATATTTTCAACCACCAGAATCAAAAGCTATAAAATACCCAGCTATAATCTACGGATTATCATCTATTGTAAACAATCATGCGGATAATTTAGTTTATAAACAATCTAAAACTTATTCTTTGACTGTAATAGATAGAGATCCAGATAGTGAGCTGGTTGATAAAATTTCAAAACTACCAACTTGTAGATTTGATAGACATTTTACAAGTGATAATCTCAATCACTATGTGTTTACGATTATATATTAAAGGAGGAATTGCTAATGGCGAAAATAGTATGGGATAAAACTGGAGAACGTATTTATGAAACTGGTGTAGAACAGGGCGTTCTTTATAATATTGATGAAAGAGGAGCATATTCTAAAGGAGTTCCATGGAATGGTTTAACAGCAGTAACTGAATCTCCATCTGGAGCAGAAGCTACTCCATTATATGCAGACAATATTAAGTATCTAGAACTTATGTCTGCTGAAGAGTTTGGAGCAACTATAGAAGCTTACACTTATCCTGATGAATTTGGTGAATGCGATGGTACTGCGACAATAGAAAAAGGGGTTGTAATAGGACAACAATCTAGAAAAGTTTTCGGGTTATCTTATAAGACTGTAGTTGGTAATGATGTTAAGAACAATGACTACGGATATAAGTTACACTTAATTTATGGAGCTAAAGCAGCGCCATCCGAAAAGGCTTATTCTACTATAAACGATAGCCCAGAAGCTATAACTTTCTCATGGGAAGTGACTACCACTCCGGTTCCAGTATCTGGACATAAGCCAACATCAACTTTAGTTATAGATTCAACTAAGGTTGGTGAAGGAGTTATGAAGAAGATAGAAGACGTACTTTATGGTACTGAAGAAGCTGAAGCTAGATTACCATTACCCGATGAAGTATTATCAATAATAAAAGCTGGTGCATAATAATTCAAAATGGAGGCCTCACTTTTAACGAGGCCTTTTAATTTTTATCTTGAAAGGAGACTGATTATATGTTAAAAGAAACTATAAAATACACAGATTTTAATGGGGTTGAAAGAGAAGAGGATTTCTACTTCAATCTAACAAAGGCTGAAATAACTGAAATGGAAATGTCTGTTGATGGAGGTCTTGTTGAAAGAATTAATAAAATAGTACAAGCAAAAGATGCTAAGGAAATAGTAAAAATATTTAAAACTATCGTATTAGATGCTTATGGTGAAAAGAGCGCTGACGGTAGAAGATTTATAAAAACTCCAGAATTAAGAGAAGCATTTTCTCAAACAATGGCATATTCGAACCTATTTATGGAATTAGCTACAAATGATGTTAAAGCTGCTGCGTTTATAAAAGGTATAATGCCAAAAGAAGCTACGGCAATACAACCAATTAAATAGGTGAATAATGCTTACAATAGTAATACCGGCAGTCGAAAGGTTTAATGAAGCCACAGAAATGTTTGAGTATGGAGAAGAAACAACTTTACATCTAGAGCATTCATTAGTGTCAATAGCTAAATGGGAAGCTAAATGGAATGTTCCATTCTTATCCAAGCAAGAGAAAACAACTGAACAGGTATTGCACTATATAGAATGCATGACATTAGATGAAGACGTTAATCGAGAAATTTACAGCAATATTACAAATGAAAACGTAATGGCTGTTAGTGAATATATAGACGCACCAATGACTGCCACGACATTTAATGATACTAATAAGAAACCTCCAAGTAGAGAAATAGTAACGTCCGAAATAATATATTATTGGATGATTGGGCAAAATATTCCAATGGAGTGTCAATATTGGCATCTTAATCGTTTGATGACATTAATTAGAGTGTGTGACATAAAGAATAATCCGCCTAAGAAGATGAGTAAATCCGAATTGGCGCAACGTAATAGAGCATTAAATGAAGCTCGTAAAAAGAAATTAAATACGAAAGGGTGATATAAATGAAAGGTATAGATATATCTAACTGGCAAAGAGGTATTAAAGTTTCAAACATACAAGCAGATTTTGTAATAGTTAAAGCTACAGAAGGTGTTGGTTACACATCTCCTAGCATGGAAACTCAAGCCAATGAAACTTTACAATCTAATAAACTATTAGGTTTATACCATTATGCAAGAGGAGGAAATGCTTGCAATGAAGCTGAGTATTTCGTCAAAATGGCTAAACCATATGTTGGAAAAGCTATATTAGTTTTAGACTGGGAAGGTGGAGGGAATCCACTATTCAATAAAGATGATATGAATTGGTGTACTACATTCTGTAAGAAAGTTACTGAGTTAACTGGAATAACCCCATTCATATATGTTCAAAAGAGTGTAATGCATAAAGTTCCTCAAAACTATCCATTATGGGTTGCTCAATACGCTAACAATAATGAAACAACTTATCAAGATAATCCATGGAATGAAGGGGCTTATAAATGTGCTATAAGACAATACACAGATGCTGGAAAGTTACCAGGATGGAATGAACATCTAGATCTTAATAAAGCTTATATATCTAAAGAAGAATGGTTGAAATATGCTGGTGTATCATCGCCTTCTAAGCCATCAAATCCACAACCAAGTGCACCTGTAACACCTTCTGGATCAACATTAGATTTAGTTGTTAAAACTTTACAAGGTAAGTTTGGTAATGGTGATGCTAGAAAGAAAGCTCTAGGATCAAAGTATAATGATGTTCAATCTATGATAAACTATGTATCTAAAGCATCTGTTAGTCAATTAGCTAATGATGTTAAAATAGGCAAATTTGGAAATGGAGAGACTAGGAAAGTAGTATTAGGGGAAAGATACAATGAAGTTCAAGCTGCTGTTAATGGATCCGCAGGACAATACTATGTTGTTAAAAAAGGGGATACATTATCTGAAATAGCTAGCAAGTATGGAACAACTTATCAAAAGATAGCCAACTTAAATGGCATCAAGTCTCCTTATGTAATTTATCCAGGACAAAAGATTAGAGTTAAGTAGGATCTAACATGATTAAGTTCAAACACAGAGGCGATTTTTCAAAGACTATAAGATTTATGAAAGAAGCTAGTAGAGCTGTTGATTTGAGCATGTTAAGAAAGTACGGTCAAATGGGGGTGGACGCTTTACAAGCTGCTACTCCTGTTGATACTGGAAAAACCGCTGCTAGTTGGTACTATGTAATCACGAAGACTAGCTCATCAGCAACTATAACATTCAACAACTCTAATATTCAAAATGGAACTCCTATTGCTATAATACTGCAATATGGACATGGAACTAAGAACGGTGGTTACGTTCAAGGTATAGATTACATTAACCCTGCCTTAGCTAAAACATTCAAAGAATTTTCTGATGAAGCATGGAGGGAGGTTAATAAGATATGAGTAGAGTAGTAGAACAAAGAGTTACGGAAATGCAATTCGATAATAGAAATTTCGAAGCAAATGTGGCTCAAAGTATAAACACTATTAATAAACTTAAAAACAGTATGGATCTAAAAAGTGTGAGCGGTAGTGTATCTGCAGTTGTTAATAGTGGAGTTAGCGCTGCTAATTCAATGGGTGTATTTGGACGAGCTATAAACTCTTGTTCAAGTCAATTCTCAACATTGCAAGTAATGGGTGTAACAGCCCTTATGAATATTACAAATCAAGCTGTAAATGCTGGTAAAAGAATAATTTCCGCTCTTACAATAGATCCTATTAAAACCGGTTTTCAAGAATACGAAACACAAATCAACGCTACACAAACAATACTTGCTAATACTCAAAGTAAGGGTAAGACGATAAAAGACGTCAATAAAGCTTTAGCAGAATTAAATAAATACGCCGATATGACAATATACAATTTTACAGAGATGACTCGTAATATAGGAACATTTACTGCTGCTGGTGTTGATCTTGAAACTTCAGTGTCAGCTATTAAAGGTATTGCGAACTTGGCGGCTATATCTGGATCAACTTCTCAACAAGCATCAACAGCTATGTATCAATTATCACAAGCGTTAGCTTCTGGTACAGTTAAGTTACAAGACTGGAACTCAGTTGTAAATGCTGGTATGGGTGGTCAAGTATTCCAAGATGCTTTAAAAGAAACAGCTAGAGTTCATGGCGTCAAAATAGATGCTATGATTAAAAAAGAAGGTTCGTTCAGAGAATCACTAAAAACTGGATGGTTAACTTCAAAAGTTCTTACTGAAACATTAGCGAAATTTACTGGTGATCTTAATGAAAAACAACTTAAATCTCAAGGTTATACGAAGAAACAGATTGAAGAAATAATGAAATTAGGTAAAACCGCTAATGACGCAGCTACTAAAGTTAAGACTTTCACACAACTTTTCGATACACTTAAAGAAGCGGCTCAATCTGGCTGGACGCAAACTTGGCAAATACTTGTTGGTGACTTCGAAGAAGCCAAGATGTTGTTAACAAAGATATCAGATGTTGTTGGTGGATTTATAAATCAGATGTCTGATGCTAGAAACAATCTATTACAAGGTTGGAAAGATGGTGGTGGTCGTACTAAAGCTTTAGAGGGTATAGCCAACATACTTAAATTTATAGGTAACATTATCAAACCTATAGGTGAAGCGTTCAGGAATATATTTCCGCCAACTACATCAGATCAACTATTATCCATAACAGATGGATTCTTAGAGTTTACTAAAACTTTAGTTGTTAGTGATGAACTTGCTAACAATATTAGAAGTGCATTTGAAGGTGTATTCACAGTTTTCAGACAAATAAAATCTGTTGTATTTGGAGTTGTTAAAGGATTATCACCATTAATTGGTTTACTAAGACCTATAGGTGAACTAACATTTAAAGTAGCAGGATCGTTAGGAGAATTTACTAAAGCTTTAGACGATGCAATATTCAATACTGGAGCATTTGATTTCGTATTTGGTGGTTTAACTAAAACGGTTGATTTCTTCGTAAACTTCTTAACAAATGCTGCAGATACTATTAAGTGGATCTTCGAATCGATTCAAAATGTAGCTGACGGTAAAATAGAAGGTATGTCAGCCGATATAGTTAACGCTATAGAACCTTTCGACAAGATAGGTAAAGTGTTTGTAAGGGCGTTCTATGCAATTGGTGGAGCTTTACAAGCAGCTGGAAACTGGATAGCAGATGCATTTGGATATTTAATGGAAAAAGCGAATAACGCAATAAGCAGTGATGGATTTGTTAACTTATTTAACTTTGGTAACGGAATACTTACAAGTGGTTTAATTATAGCTATTAAAAAGTTCGTAGATATGTTACACAGTTTCGGAGACGACATAAAGGATATAGGAATATTGAAAAACATTTCCGGAGTTCTTGGTGAAGTTAAAGACGCATTGAAAGCATATCAATCGGAGCTTAAAGCTAAGAGCTTAATAGAGATAGCCAAGGCGTTATTAATACTATCTGCTGGTTTATTCGTTTTAGCTATGATAGACCCTAAAGCATTGACATCATCATTAGCCGGAATGGGAGTGTTGATGGCTGAATTATCTCTAATGTTAATTTCAATGGAAAAGTTTTTAGATCCTAAGAAGAGTAAAACAATAATAGGTATATCAGCTTCATTAGTATTATTAGCGACTGCTATGGGAATATTTACTTTAGCTGTAAGTAAGATGTCAAAGATACCATTCACTAGTCTAGTTAAAGGTTTAATAGCATTTAAAATAGTAATGAATCAAATGGTTCGTACTACAACCGATATATATGGTGCAGATAAACAGATAGGTAGAGCGGCTAGAGCTATGATACCATTTGCTGCGGCTTTATACCTTATGACTTTTGCAGTAGAGAAATTAGGAAATATTGAGATAGTTCAATTAACAAAAGGTTTAATAGGTCTAAAGGTTGTACTAACGGCATTAACAAAATTTTTAAATGCAACAGACTTTAATGGGTTAAGTATGCTTAAAGGAGCTGGATTAATATTTTTAGCTCATTCATTAGGTGTTTTAGCTGATGTTATAAAGCAAATAGGTAGTTTCTCATCTAAAGAAATTATAAAAGGTGTAGCTACAATAGGCATGTTGTTAGGTGAATTATCACTATTTCTCAACACAACCAAAGGAGCTCAAAATGTAATGAAAACAGCTACTGGTCTAGTTATATTATCAGCTGGTATGAAAATATTTGCGTCGGCTATGCAAGATATCGGTAACTTATCAGTAGAACAAATAGGTAAAGGTCTACTATCTATGGTCTCCATATTAGGAATACTATCAATGGCTTTCAGATCTATAAGTCATAAGGGAATAATAAAAGTTTCAACTGCTATGGTTATAATGGGTTCAGCGCTATTGGTATTACAAAAAGGTCTTGATAACTTTGGTAATATGGACTTAACAACTGTGGCTAAAGGATTGTTATCTGTAATATCGTTAATGGGTATAATATCTATGTCTGGCAGATCTATGAAATCAATTGGACTTATTAAAACTGCATCTGGAATATTATTAATGGGTATTGCTCTTACTGCTTTGGCAGTTCCACTTAAAATAATGGGATCAATGTCTTTGAGCGGTATAGGTAAAGCTATGTTAACTCTAGTTTCTGCTTTAAGTATATTAGGCGTTGCAGCATTGGTATTAACTCCAGTATTACCATCGTTAATGTTATTAGGGGGAGCTCTAATTCTTATAGGGGTTGGTTGCTCAGCAATTGGTGGAGGATTAATGTTAGTATCAAGTGGATTAGCAACATTAGCAGGAATTACTGCTGCTGGTATAGGTGGAGCTATTGTTATACTAAAAGCGGCTATGCAACTCATTCCAGAGTTCTTTAAGAACTTAGGCTTAGGTATAGTAGAGTTTATTAAAGTTATAGAAGATTCATTAGTTGTATTGGTTCCGGCAATAGTTAATATTTGCAGAGCAGTGTTAGCTGGATTGGCAACTTTAATTCCAGATTTAGTAAACACATTTGTTATTATAATAATGGAAATACTAAGTACGATAGAAGAACATTTACCTAGATTTATGGAAATGGGAATGAATATAATAATAAGCTTCCTACAAGGAATAGCAGATAATATTGACGATGTTATAGAATCAGCAACAAACTTAATAACCAATTTCCTAAACGGTCTTGCTGATAATTTGCCTAGAATAATAGATGCAGCATTTAATCTTATATGTAGTTTTATAGAAGGATTAGTTGCGGGTGTTGAAAAGTATGCACCTAGAATAATAACAGCATTCATAAACTTATTTAAAGCAATACTATCAGCCATAATCAGTTATATTGGTGGTTCTATTGGAATGTTATGGGAAAAAGGTGAGGAAATTGCAGGAGCAATAAAAGATGGTATAAAAGCTAAAGCCAAATCAGTAGTTGAATCAATTGAAAGAGTTGTACAATCATGTGTTGATGGCGTTAAGAACTTCTTTGGAAAGTTCAAAGAAGCTGGAGGACATCTTGTCGATGGATTAAAAAATGGTATTAAGTCGAAATATAACGAAGCTAAGGAGGCTATAGGTAATTTTGCTAGTGGTGTTGCAAATAAATTTAAATCTGTATTAGGTATACACTCGCCTTCTAGAGTATTTAAAGGATTTGCTGGGTATATGGTTGACGGTTTGACAACTGGTATTAAACAATATCAAAATAGAGCAATTAACCAAACAGGTAGAATGGGTGATAATATTGCCGAAGTTATAAAGGAAGTCATAGACAAAATCGATATAGACGATGACGATCCTAATTTCAAACCAGTAGTGGCGCCAGTGTTAGATACTAGCAATCTAGATAAGGGAGTTAAATCTATGAATACATTATTCAAGGATAACCCTATGGTAACACTAGACTCTAGAGCTAATAATGATTATATTGGTAAAAATGTAGACTCAATAGTTAGAACTGAAAACAGTAAAACGCCAGACACTTCAGTTGTTGACGCAATCAAAGATCTTAAGGGAGAAATCTCAAATCTTAAAGGTGGAGATAATACTTATATTAATGGTATTACTTATGATGACGGTTCTAATGTATCTAATGCTGTTGGAACTTTAGTTAGAGCTGCTAGAATTGAAAGGAGGAAGGATTAATGGCATCAGGAACTTATACCGTAGTTCGTGGGGATACACTAAGTGGTATTGCACAAAGATTTGGAACCACTTGGAGAGAACTACAAAGAATTAACAATATAAAAAATCCGAATCTAATATATGTTGGACAAGTTATAAAGCTGAGCGGAAATCCTACTCCGCCAGCTCCAACCCATAATTACACTGTTCAGATTCAAGCATTTGGTTTACAAGCCGATACTGAGCGAACAATATTTGCTACTTGGAACTTCACAAGAGGTAATGTAAAAGAATACAATGTAATGTGGTATTACGATACAGGAAACGGAGTATGGTTCGTTGGTCAAAATGGTACTGAAAAAGAGATGCAAAGCATTTACAATGCGCCATCCAATGCGCTTAGGGTTAAATTTAAGTGTAAGCCAGTATCAAATACAAGAACCGTTAATAAAGTTGAGACTGTATATTGGAATGGTACGTGGTCTTCAGAGAAAACATATTCATTCGAAGACTCACCTCCAGCACCTCCAGATCCAGGAGCACCTAAAGTGACATTAGATAAATACCAATTATCTGCTAATTACGAAAACGTAGATCCCAAAGCAGTTCAAATGGAATTTCAAGTTTATAAAAATAATACAGAATTATGTGCTACTAATAAATGCAAAGTTATAAATGGTCACATAACTTATACTATAAATGTAGTGGCTGGTGCAGAATACAAAGTAAGAGCTAGAGGTATAAATAAAAACAATGTCGCTGGTAAATGGTCTCCATATAGTGACAATGTAAGTAGTATACCAGAAGCTCCTAAAGCATTGAAAGAATGTAGAGGTACTTCGTCAACATCTGTTTATTGTTCTTGGGAACCATGCATCGGAGCTAAAACTTATGAATTACAATGGACTACAGAACTAAGATATTTCGAAGGATCCGATCAATTATCTTCACAAGATGGCATTGAAGGAACGTCATATGAAAAAACTGGTTTGGAAAGTGGTAAAGAATATTTCTTCAGAGTTAGAGCGAAGAATGATACACAAGGCGAATCGACATGGTCACCTCCTAAATCAGTAATTATAGGTAAAGATCCAGGACCACCAACCACCTGGTCATCATCAACAACTGTTATAACTGGAGAAGAACTTGTTCTTTATTGGATACACAATTCTGAGGATGGTTCAACTGCGACGTATTCGCAATTGGAAATCAGCATAGATGGCATATCTCACACATACGATTTAAAGAATGAGATACCAGAGGAAGATAAAGGTAAGAACAAAACTATAAGCTACGTTGTAAATACAGGTTCATATTTAGAAGGAACCAAGATACAATGGCGAGTTAGAACTGCAGGAGTAACACGTAATTACGGCGATTGGTCTATCAAAAGAAATGTTGACGTATATGCGCCAGCTACTTTAGAGTTAAAAGTTCAAGATGTATCTGGGAATGATATAGTAGAATTAACAGAATTTCCAATTAAAATAGTGACATTTGCTGGTCCTAACTCTCAAGAACCTATAGGTTTCTACCTAACTATAATATCTAATGAGTCTTATGATACTACAGATACGATAGGTAACATTAAACACGTTAATAGAGGCGATGCTGTATTTTCACAATACTACGACGTCAAAATGAATTTGGATTTATTATTATCAGCTGGTAATGTGGACTTAGAAAACAATATATCATACACAGTTAAGTGTACTGTATCAATGAACTCCGGTCTAACAGCTAGTGCGGAATCTATATTTCAAGTATTATGGAATGAAGAACAATTTGTTCCAAATGCAGACGTAGGTTTAAACGAAGATAATTTAACAACGCAAATAAGACCATACTGCATAGATGTTGAAAATAACTATATTCCAGGTGTTAAGCTAAGTGTTTATAGACGTGAGTTTGATGGTTCATTCACACCAATAGGTGAAGATTTAGATAACAATGAAGATGTATTTGTTATAGATCCACATCCGTCTTTAGACTTTGCTAGATACAGAATAGTATCAACAACAGTTGCAACAGGATCGGTTAGCTATACAGATCTTCCAGGATATCCCGTAGGTGATAAGCATATTGTAATGCAATGGGATGAACAGTGGAGTAACTTTAATTCAACAGAGGAGAATGCTAATATGGAATCTCCATGGTCTGGCTCTATGGTCAAACTATTATATAATGTCGATGTTTCAGATGCATCCACAATAGATGTCGAACATGTAAAATATATAGGACGTAAGAGACCAGTAAGTTACTACGGAACACACGTTGCTGAAAGTGCCACATGGAATACTGAAGTTATTAAAGATGACAAAGAGACAATATATGCACTTAGGAGATTAGCAGTGTGGCCTGGAGATGTATACGTACGTGAGCCATCTGGAACTGGTTACTGGGCTTCCGTAAATGTTTCAATGTCTCAAGTTCATGGTTCATTAACAGTACCTGTAACATTTAATATTACTAGAGTTGAAGGAGGAATGTAGATGATAAATTGGGAACAGTCAATGCAACAAACATTTGAATATTACGTAGTGGATCCTAATACTTGGAAAGACAAAGAGAAGTTAGATACTGTAATCTCGTCTACTATCCAAAGAGATTCAACATCTAACACTCTTGGATCTGCTACAATAGACGTCATTAATACAATAGGAGAAGAGTATATTAGAGTATACCTTATAGCAATTCAAAATGAAGTTAAATACAAGATTCCATTAGGAACATATATTGTACAAACACCTTCAACTGTATTTAATGGACGTTATACAAAGGCGACGATGGATGCTTATACTCCTTTATTAGAGTTGAAGGAAAAGTATCCAGAATTAGGTTATACAATCATGAAAGATTCGAACATAATGTCGAAAGCTTATCTAATAGCACAAGAAAACATGAGGGCTCCAGTCGTAAAGACAGAGTCCCCAACTAACCTATTCTATGATTTTGTGGCAAATGTCGACGATAACTATCTGACGTTTATAAAAGATCTTATAGCAAATGATAAATTTAGTTTTGATATAGACGAAATGGGTAGAGTTCTATTTACACCAGCTCAGAAACTATCAACTTTACAACCTGTATGGACGTATACGGATGATAATAGTTCTATATTATATGATGACGTGACGACAGAACATGATATGTATGGAGTTCCAAATGTTGTAGAAGTTATATATTCGAACGGAAATCAAGTGTTCAGGTCTAGGGTCGTGAATAACGATTCTAATAGTCCATTATCTGTTATTAATAGGGGCAGAGAAATAATTCATAGAGATACAAGTCCGAATATTATAGGTAATCCGTCACAGAAAGAAATTGATAGATACGCTACGGATTTACTTAGAAGTTTATCAGAAATAGAATATACAGTTACTTATACTCATGGTTATTGTCCAGTTAGAGTTGGTGATTGTGTTAGATTAAACTATAGTAAAGCTGGATTAACGGATGTCAAAGCTAAAGTTATAAATCAACAAATAAAATGTGTACCTGGATGTCCTGTTACTGAAAAAGCAGTATTTACTGCTAAATTGTGGAGGTGATGATATGTGGGAATATAATCAAAATGAATTATATCACTTTGGCGTTAAAGGAATGAAGTGGGGCGTTAGAAGATTTCAAAATCAAGACGGTTCACTTAAACCTAAAGGAAAACAAAGATACGATAATTCAAATGCTAAGAATATAACTTCCAAATATGATGATAAAGATATCAGAGTGAAAAGTGGAAGTGATGTTCATAGAATTATTCCAAAAGAATGGGCTGAGAAAGAAAAAGGTTATAAAGGACATGCATATGCTTCATATAAACCAGAAGATACTAAACGATATAAAGATTTCGCTAAGATGTTTGATCCATCGGGTAATAATTATGTTGATATGCATTTCAAAGTAACTAAAGATTTGGTATCTCCTTCTCTCAAAAAGAGAGTAGATACATTTATAGAGCTTATAGATAAAGACCCTAAATTTAAGGAATCAATGATTAAAGCAACTAGAACACCATTGTTATTTACACCTAAGAGTACATTTGATAAACTTGGTAATGAAAAGAAATTAGACAGTGCTTATAGGAAGATGGCTTATTTAGTTGTTTCTAAGAGAGATATAAGAGATCCTTATTTTAATGCTCTTAAAAAGAAAGGATATAATATGATGCTAGATGATGCTGATATTAAAGGAGGCATAAGTAAAGCCCCAATAATAGTATTCGATAGAGAAAAGAATCTTAAATTGAAGGATGTTAATAAAATATAGAGGAGGTGATTAAATGGCGTTATCTAACGATATAATTTCACAGTTCGTGGAATTAACAAAGACAAGCGATAAAATTCAAAATGAAGCTAGTGTGTATGGAACTATTGTAACTGATGGAAATAATACTTACGTTAAGTTAGATGGGTCAGAACAATTAACTCCTATTGAAACCACAACAAATGTTGCTGGAGGAGAAAGAGTTATAGTTCGTATTAAGGATCATAAAGCTACTGTAACAGGTAATATAACATCTCCTTCAGTTAACAATGGACAATTGGAAGATGTTAAAGATCAAATATCAGAATTTGAAGTGGTTATAGCAGATAGAGTTACTGCTAACGAAATAGTTGTAGGTCGAATAGAAGCTGACAATGTAATAATAAATAAGAAACTAACCGCTATAGAAGGTGAATTTGAGACTATAAAAGCGGACAACATAACAATAAATGAAAAACTTACAGCAAATAAAGCCGCTATAGCCGATTTAAACGCTAAGAAATTAAGCGCTGAAACCGCAGATTTAAAGTATGCAACAATAGGTGGATTAAATGCTGCAAATGCTGAAATAAATGATCTAAAAGCGAACCATGCTGAATTTAGTGAAGCAACAATTAAAAGATTAGAAGCTGACGAAGCGTCTATTAAGAAATTGGATGCTGAGAAATTAAGTGCTAAAGATGCTGATATCAAATACGCAAATATTGACTTCGCTAATATCAACATGGCTGCGGTTGAAAAGTTATTTGCTGAGTCTGGTATAATAAAAGATTTAGTTGTTGGGGACACTAGTATTACAGGCGAATTAGTTGGTGTTACAATTAAGGGTGATTTAATAGAAGCTAATACACTTGTTGCTGATAAGTTAGTAATAAAGGGTTCGGACGGTCTATATTATAAACTTAATACGGACGGTATGACAACAGAGGCAGAACAGACAGAATACAATAGTTTAAATGGTAGTATAATTACAGCTAAAAGTATTACAGCCACTAAGATATCTGTAGATGATTTAGTTGCGTTTGACGCTACAATTGGTGGATTTAATATAACTTCAAATAGTATATATTCAGGAGTAAAATCATCAGTTGATAATACAACAAAAGGTGTGTATTTAGATAAAGATGGTCAGATAGCATTTGGAGATTCCAATAATTTCCTTAAGTTCTTTAGAGATACTGACGGAAAATGGAAGTTGAATATATCAGCTAACAGTCTAAAATTTAGTACTAGTGATAAAACAGTAGAAGAAGTTATTGAAGATATCGACACAAAGGTTCAGAAGACTGTAAAGACAGTTGCCGATTATTATGCTAGTAGTTCGAGTGCAACTACTAAACCTATTACTGGTTGGCAAACAACTCCGCCAGAGTGGGTAAATGGTAAATTCATATGGGCTAAAACTAAAACAACTTATACGGACGACACAAGTTCAGAATCAGAACCAGTATGTATAACAGGGGCTAAGGGTGATACTGGTAAACCAGGAGCAGATGGTTCTTCGGGAGTTGGTATATCTAGTGTTGATGTTGAATATTATTTATCGACGTCCAGCACAGCTTTAGCAGGTGGATCGTGGTCCACTAACTCTCCAACATGGGTTGATGGTAAATATATGTGGAGTAGAACTAAAACAACTACTACAGATGGAAAATCAACTACATCAGAACCAGTATGTATAACTGGGGGGAAAGGTGCTACAGGAAGTAATGGTGTGACGGGTCAAGGCGTAGAATCAATAACCGAGGAATATTATTTATCAACTTCTAAAACCACACAATCTGGAGGTTCATGGGTTACGACACCACCAACTTGGTCGAGTGGAAAATATCTTTGGACCAGAAGTAAAATAGTATATAAAAATCCGACTGAAACTTCATATACGAAACCTGTGTGTGATAACTCATGGGAAGCTGTTAACGAGGTTGAAATAGGGGGAAGGAATTTATTTATTAGTAGCATGATCGGTAGCTATATTGGAGGAGATATAGTAAAGCTAAGGGGAGCTACTTATGAAAATTATAAATTTACAGTAACTAGCAATCCAGTCGACTTAGTTGGTGCAACAATTACTAATTTTGAAAAGGAAATTATAGTAAGTGGTTATACAGACCTTTCTCAGATAGTTTCATATTGGAAATTTGATAATGATACTCAGAAGAATGTTACTAAATCAGTGACTAATGGCAAATTTGAAATTAGAATATCTGTTCCATCTGGGGCTAAGACCCTTAATATTGGATTAGGTCAATTTCCATATGTAAAAGGCTATTTTATTAAAAATATAATGATTCAAAACGGTAACAAAGCTACTGATTGGACTCCTTCTCCGGAAGATGTTGATAATAAGATAGATAGTATTGAAATTGGTGGTAGAAATCTATTGCAAAACAGTAACTTTGCCTTTGGATTGGATGGTTGGTATAAACATGATTACCATACAGTTGAAATTGTGAAAGATTCAACTTATGGGAATGTAGTAAAAATTACAGCACTGGATAATAATACTGGAGGAATATTTAAAGTCCCAACTGTAAACTTTAAAAAGGAAGAAGTATATACAATGTCAGTATATATAAAGTCATCTGTTGTAGGTTCTCAAATAGGAATAGCTATAGATGGTAATGGCTTAGCTGACGGTGAAATATTTACAATAAGTGTAGCAAATGAGTGGGTAAAGCTTGTAAGTACTTTTAAAACAAGTGGTGTAAATCCAAATATAAGGGTATATTCAGTTAAAAGTTCGGGGTGCATATTTCATATAACAAATATAAAAGTTGAAAAAGGAAACAAAGATACTGATTGGACACCCGCACCCGAAGATGTAGAAGCAAATATCAACAATTTAGAAGATACTATGAATGGTGCTTTTAAAGATGGAATCCTTTCAGAATCGGAGAAAAAGGCAATAAAACAAAGCTTAAACATTATTAAAGGTGATATGACAGAAGCAGATAAAATTTACGAGACTTTAAATAAAAACTCAAATTTAGTAGGCACTCCTAAAACCAATTTATATGAAGCGAAAATGTCTTATAATAATGCTTATACTTCATTAGTTAGTTTTATAAATACTGCCCTAAGTGCATCTATAGTTACGGAAGAGATGAAGAAAAGCATAGATAGCGCTTTTGGTACTTATAGAACTGAGTTAGGAATATTTAATACAAGAGTTCAAGAAGCAATAGACGCTATCAATAGTAAAAAAGTTGACAACATCAAAATAGGTGGTAGAAATCTAATATTAGATTCCTCAGATGCAATTTTAACTTCAAAGAATCAAGCAACTAAATTTATAACACTGTGCGATGATATTTTAAATATTATTAACTCGTCGATCGGAAAACCATTTATACTCTCTGTGGATGTTGAGGTGGATAATTGTACAGGTAGTGTAAGTAGCGGAAATCAGAGAATTGGGGCAGAAGTTAGCTTAAAACACGAAGATAATACTTATAGTTATGTTGGATGTTGGATTAAGCCAGCTGTTGGAGACAGTATAGAAAAAAATCGAATATACGGAACCCCCGTAATAATTAGAAAAAAAGTAATATCCGTACATGGAACAGGTTTGTACAATCAGTTGACCTGCAATAATAGCACAATTAGTAAACCTAAATTTGAAATAGGAAATAAGGCTACAGATTGGACTCCTGCTCCAGAAGACGTTGAAAATTCAATGAATAATAAAATCGATAACATCAAAATAGGTGGAAGAAATCTATTAATTAATAGTGGCGATTTGTATCTATTTGGCTCTGATTATCCATCATCGTCAAAGAGAGAAAAAGGTAAAATAACCGTGGTTACTAATGGTAGGTTTAATTCATATGCGTGGATATATAGCGAAACTGACAAACCTACAACTTATTTATCAAAATCAATTAAAGATTTAAGTACACCTATAGGTAAAGAAGTAACGTTTAGTATAGACATAAAAACAATTGGATTAACTAAATCAGGAGTAACAGTCTCTATAGATTATAGAAACGAGACCTCAGTTATAGATAGAGCAGAAATAGATATAGAACCAAATAAAAATAATCAGTGGATTAGATATTCTGGTAAAATAAAATCAACAAGAACTGATAATATAAAGTCTTTATTTAGTATACGTACTGTTGATGATACTTTAGATTTAACTGGGGTTGTTATAGAGTATAGAAACTGTATGATAGAAGAAGGTAACAAAGCAACAGATTGGACTCCAGCACCGGAAGATATAAAAGCTAATATAGATAATTTAGAAGACACCATGAACGGCGCTTTTAAAGACGAAATATTATCTGATGCAGAAAAGAAAGCAATAAAACAAAGCTTAAACATTATTAAAGGTGATGCAGAAGAAGTTCAGAAACAATATGATACAGTGTACAACAATTCTAATTTGATTGGAACTCCAAAGTCAAATTTACTTACTGCAAAAACTAGCTATAATAGTGCATATAACTCTTTAATTAGTTTTATAAATACTGCATTAAGCGCGTCTACAGTAACTGATTCCATGATTACTAGTATAGATAGTGCTTTTGGTACTTATAGAACGGCGTTAGGCACATTTAACACAAGACTTCAAGAAGCTATTGATTCTATTAATAGTAAAAAAGTTGATAACATCAAAATAGGTGGAGAAAATTTGATATTCAGAGAAAAATATTGGCAAACAACCACACCATCAGTTGTGCAATTAACCGCAGAACCAGAGTATTCTAGAATTAGAATTAAAAAAGTAACTGCTGACACTGTAAAACACACATATCTTAACTTTGTAAAAGCTTTAACAAAAGGAAAAACTTATACATTATCTTATGATATAACTACCGACATGCCTATTACAAGTACAAAACTATTATTTCTAAGACATAATGGAAACGAGCAAGCTTTACAATATATGAAAGATCAAACAGTAAGTTCTATAAACACATGGATTCATAAAGAATTAACCTTTGTATGTGATCACTCAGGAACTGATGACATTTCGATAGATTCTTTAGCATTAAGTACCTCACATTTCAATGAAGGTCAAACAATATTATTTAGAAATGTTAAGTTGGAAGAAGGTAATAAAGCAACCACATACTCATATGCTCCTGAAGATGAAAGATTAGAGTCATCAAGAGCTGGAGTTAATATGTTGCCAAATACAAAATCTTTAATTGTAACAGGATTGACAGGAGTGAATTATAAATATGAACGTAGAGATATAGTAACGACTATAAACCTAAAACCATTTACAATATACACAGTAAGTTTCAAATGTAAAGTACTATCTGGATCAACTACTAAATGTTCTGTAGGCGTTACAAATTCAAAAATAGCTACCGTTTACCAAAGAGGTGATTTAACTATAACCGACGATAGAATGTCGTGGTCTTTCTATACTAGAAACGCAACAGATTGTTCAACGTTACTTTTCTATGCCGGACAAGCTGGTCAAACTGGTACGAATAAATTAGAATACTCAGAAATAATGTTAGAGGAAACATCAATAGCGAGTGAAAAATGGATTCCAAATGCCGGTGATGTAGAATATGTTATAGAAAGCAAGAAAGTGGCTGTTAACAATCTAATATTAAATACTAAGAACATGAAAGATACGTCTGGATGGACTGGTAACGTTAATATTGTAAACAGTGGTACGTTAAACGAACCTGTATTTTATAACAAATCTGCTACAACGTCTGAAGTTGTTGCTGGTACTAGTAGATTTAGAGTTAAACCGAATACTAAATATTGCTTTAGCATATTATTAAATATCGACATAAATTGTAAAAGTGTTGATATATGGTGGATAGCTAAATTTAAAGATTCAACAAATTCATTCGATAACACAATACAATTCATTAAAGAATGGCAAGAAGTTAAAGGTAATTACACTAGAGTTGTTGGAACATTCACTACTGGCCCAAAAGATTACGATGGTTATATAAGGATAGATAACAATGGTAAGACAGCAGACGCAACAAAAGACTCGACTATTTATTGGACAGAAGCAATGGTTGCCGAAGGTGATGTATTCTCTGGATATTCACCATCAATAGAAGATATGAATATCAGAGTGACAAAAGCAGAAAGCGATTTAACAGTTGTTAACAACGCTATAACAGCAAAAGTATGGGGCGAAGATATTAATGTCGCTTTAGGTAGACAAGCAGATAATCTAGTTCGTAATGGTAATGGTGGAACAAAAGACAATTCAAACTTTAGTCAATGGACTTTCGTAGGAAACGTTAGAGGTAGTAAAGACTATCCAAGTTTTAAAACACAACCAACGAAAGTAAATCCAATACGTATAGACGACAGAATATATATAGATAAAAGTAAAGATTATAGACTATCGTATGAAATAAAAGCGACATCAGCTGATTCTGCTAATAAAGTATATTTCATAGTTTCTTGTTTCGATATAGATGGGAATGATATTAATATTCAAGATATATTATTCATACAAAACACCACTACAAAATTGAAACGAGAATTAAAAAATGGAGACACGACTATAGAAGTTGAAAGTTTGGAGAATTGGTTAACATCTAGTTCAGTTGTTAATTATCAACGTACCATTATATTGTGGGACCACAAGGATTCGACAGGTTATCAATATCCAAAAGAAACGTATAGCAAGAATAATGGTAGTAAATATGGATACCCATTATGGAATAGTATATCAGACGAAGATAAATCTGCAGGAATAATAAGACTATCGAATCCTTGGAAAGGAGGGACTCATGCCGTTGGAACTTATATAAGTCAAAATAACTCTGGTCCTACTTATCTATATGTTGGTGCTAGTGGAATGGCAAGTTTCAATGACAAATGGTATTCATATAATGAAGTAATACCAGGTTCGTCTTTCAGACCTGGAACAGCATACGTAAAATTAGGTGTATTGGGTGCGCAATCAGTATATTTATCAAACTTATATTTCGGAATAGATAGAGCAACTAGTGGTCAACTTAACGATCTTTCAAACACGGTTACGAACGTGCAAAAGACAGTATCTCAACATACAGTGGATCTGTCTGGGATAACTAGTAAAGTTGAAAAGATTGAATCAACAGATTTCCAAGTTCACAACCTACAAAGACATTCTGGAGGAAAGTATAAAAACGCTGGAATCGAAGCTTGGAGTATGTCTGGAAAAGACACATTATCATGGTTTACTAATTATGGTTCTCCTGGAACATTTGAAGATTATTACGATTTATATAAAGGAGGATCTTCTGGTGGAATATATGCATATTCACAAAGTCCTATACCTGTAACAGCTGGAGAAAAATATACTGTGTCGTTTAATTATGGTAGAAGCGCTGTTGGTGGAGCGACTCATAGATTCGTTATACAATGTTCGAACACGTACCCATTCGGTTCAGTAACTCAAAATGTTGTTGATAGATATATGCCATCTACTCAAGCAAATACTATAATAAGACAAGAGTTCCAAATTACAATACCTACTGGTGTAAAATCTATTAAAGTCGCGTTAGTTAACTCAGTAAGTGGAGTAGGTCAAAGTTGTAGTTTCTACATTGATAAAATAATGATAAATAAAGGATTAGTTGCATATGATTGGTCGCCACACGAATACGATATAGAATCGCAATTTAAATCAGTTGAGCAAAAGATAACTGCCGAATCAATATTAACCACAATATCATCTGGTATAAATGGTAATAAAGGATCCATTAACACAATGCAATTCTTATTAAATAAAGATGGTGCTACTATTAAAAATGGAGCTTTAACCATATTAAATAATGCTGGAGAACAAGTTCTTAAAGGTGATTCTAATGGTAACTTAATAATGCATGGAATATTTACTACTTATAGTAATGATAGGAAGTCTATAGAAATTAATGGTTCTAGAATATCAATATTTAATAGATGGGATGCTAGTAACAAAGAAAGTGGTTGGATAGTTCCGTCAATAAATGAAGATGGAAATTCTTCTATAGCAATTGGTCATAATGAAGGAAGCGCTTTCTCTATACGTTACACTTATGGTACGCAAGAATATAATATGTATTCTTATATGTCGTTTGATTATTATAATGTATATGGTAGACCTAGCGATCAAGCCAAATACACTATATCTGTTGACGAACCAATGATGTTGTGGTACGAAACTATGATGTGTGACATTTTTAAATTTGATAGTTATAAATACGGTGCTCATATAAAATTTTATGATAGTGGATTGTACAGTAACGATGGGGTTGTTGGTGCAGTTGGTTGTGGTAGAGTAACATCTAATGGTTCTAATTATGCAGACGTTCATATGCTTGGTAGAAGAGGATCTAATCCAAATCCAAATGCGTACGCTAGTTTGGGTCAATACTCAGCTGATAGCGACACGTCATATTATAGATCATTAGTAGTATCTAGTAGCGGAGTTGAAGTTAAAGGTAATTTTAGCGTAAGTGGTACTAAAAACAGATTAGTTGATACTAAGAATTACGGACGAATAAATCTAAATGCTTACGAAACAACAGATAGTTATTTTGGTGATATCGGCCAAGGAATACTAGATGAAAATGGATTATGTTATATATCAATAGATTCTATATTCTTAGAGACGATTAATACTAAAAACGATTATCAAGTATTTCTACAAAAATACGGACCTGGTGATGTTTGGGTTGAAAGTAAAACTGAAACGTATTTTGTGGTAAAAGGAGCCCCAAATACAATATTTGCTTGGGAACTTAAAGCTAAACAATTAGGTTATGAGACAACTAGATTGGAACAAGATAAAAACGATTACATCCCAGAGATGTCGTATAATGTTGATTGCGATGATAGGGAATTAAATGAGTTAAATAAAGTTCTAAAAGGAGGAATTTTAAAGTATGAATAAAACAGTAATAAAAGGATTTACAATGCTTAAGACTGCTGAGGGTATGAGAGTATCATATGTATATTCAATAATAGATCAAGACGGAAATGTTATTAAAGAAAATGTCAATGAATCGTTTGTAGTGATGGACGATGAATTAAAAACAAATATAGATTCTATAGTATTGTTTATAGAAACTAGAATGAGTAGACAGAGGTGAATAAATAATGAATAATGCTATGTTATTAATGGTTTATAAAAAGCTAAGGGGTCTCTCAGAGATCCCAATGCCCGTTAAACAAAGATATTATATCAGCAAGATATTTACGTACGTAGAAAATAAATTAAAACCATATTTCGAGACAGAAAAAACCTTAATAGAACATTATGCAATACGAGATAATGACGGTAAGATACAAACGAACGAACAAGGTGGAATAATGATGAATAGAACAAAACAATGCGTTGAAGAGTTCGACGAATTGTTAGTGATTGAAGTAGAGCTTATAGACGTTCCTAAGATTTCATTAGATTATCTCATAGACGTTGGATTAGAATTAACAGAATTAGAAATGCAAGCATTCAATATATTTATAGAATAATATTAACATACAAAAGATGGTAAAAATAGGAGTTGATAATGAAATTTGGGGGTGTTTAAAATGACAGTGGAATTAGCATTCGTATGTAGCGCAGTAGGAGTTATTATATCGCTATTGACATTTCAAAGGAACGGTAAAAAAGAAGTTCGTGAAGATGTAACTGGAATAATAGAGTTAAAAACTCAGCTTACGTATATAAGTAGAGGTATTGATGATATTAAACTAGCCGACAAAGCCCGTGAAAACGAATTGAAAGAGACAAGAGCAAATGTGACAAAATTAGAATATGAAGTTCGAGATATCAATAAGACTCTTGAGAGGGTCCTTGATAAAATAGACTTAGAATAGGGGGAATTTGTATGAAATTATTTATTGAAAAACTTACAAGACTTATTGAGGTAAAGAAAATCATAGCTTTAACAGTTGTATTTGTATTCTGTGGTTTAGCTACTGTCGATAAGGTCGATACAGCTGTATTCACCAATGTTGTCACTCTTATAGTTGGTTATTATTTTGGTCAATCAACCACAAGAGCTACTGTTAGAGAACAACACGAATCATAACATTTAGGCGGGCTTAGTCCCGTCTTAAAATTTTTATTTATGGAGGGATGAATATGTTAAATGTATTATTAGGTATTTGTATAGGAATGGTAATAGGCGTAATATATAGAGTTATTAGATGTACTGGAGGACAAATGATTATAGATAAAACAGATCTTATTAAAGACCGATATCGAATTAACATCAATGATTTAGATAAAATGGAAAAGAAAAGGTACGTTATATTACGCGTGTTAAAATAGTACGTACGCGAATAAAACATGGTGTATTATGAGAAACATATTTGAAAGGAGATTTTAAAGATGGATGAGAAAGTAATAAACAAAAAGATTGATGATGAAATTAAAAATTTATTCGAAAGATTAAGTCAATTAGACGAGGAATCAGACGAATATAGAACAATATTAGGTAGCATACAAAAGCTAACAGAACTTAAATTGAAAGTTGAGTCTAAAGACGAAGAGTTATTCATTAAGACTGAAAAGGATAGACTTGAAAACAGAAGACAATGTATCAAATTAGGAATTGAAGCAGCAGGTGTAGTATTACCATTAGTGTTCTATGGAGTTTGGATGTCAAAAGGATTAAGATTTGAAGAAACAGGAACATTTACATCAACAACATTTAAAAACTTAATAAACAAATTTAAAACTGGAAAATAGTTTCTAGAAAGTGGAGTCTACAATGACTCTTCTTTTTTGCGCGATATTTACAATCTCTATTATGAGAATAAAATCTTAAAGGAGTGTTAATTATGATTAAAGAAGTTGTTAAAAATACATTAAAGAGCTTGACAGCAGGAGCAGTGGCTTACGTGACAACAGTTGTTGTTATCGGAGGAGTTATCTGCACTGTAGTAGCAATAGATAGTGTATCAGCAAAGATTAAGTATAATAGACATATCAAGAAGGGATTAAAAGATGGAAGCGTAGTTTGTATTGACGGAAAGTACTATGATGTAATAGTTGAAGACGTACAATAGGAGCATATGCTTCTATTCTTTGCGCGACAATTACACTTACTATTATGAGAATAAAATCTTAAAGGAGTGTTAATTATGAATAAAATAAAATTAGCTGGTAAATTATTGAAAGAAGTTGTGATAATTGGTGGAGTATTCACTGGGACGTTTGTAATCTCAGCAGTACTAACTAATGTCGCAGTTAGCACAATAGCAGAAGCTGATAAAAAAATAAGGACACATAAAGAGTTAAAGAGAATTAGAAAAGAAATGGGAGTAGTAGATGTTAAATACTATGAAGTAGAGTAACACACTCTATTTCTTTTTTTGCGCAACAATTACACTTACTATTATGAGAATATAATTTTAAGGAGAGATAATTATGGTAAAATTATTCAACAAGAAAAATATCAAAAAGACTTATAACGAGAATAAGGCATTCTTTAATGCGATGTTTATTGTGACCGTAGCTGTAACTGGAATGGTTATTGGACACAAAATAGATTCGTCATTGAATAAGAAACTTATTAGTAAATCAAAAGAAATTGATAAAGTGCCATATGATGAAGTATTAGATTTCGGAAGAGATTGTATTGCAACATTTGCAGTTGAAGAAACTGGAGAAGTATTAGGGCGAGTACCGATTACTGAAAGTGCCGTTTATGAATTAATGGAATATTGGTAATCGGGCTACATGCCCTTTTACTCTTTACGCGAAATTTACAACGTCTATTATGAAGAGAATGGTAGTTGAAATGGTAAAACGCACTTATATTTAAGTGAGATGTCGGTTCGAGGCCGGCACATTCTCTTTAATTTTTTTTTACAAGGAGAGATATAAATGGATAAAAACAATGAACAGTTAATACCAATCACAAACTATACTGTTTTATCATTATCGGAACAGCAATTCTGTTCTAGATGGATACCAATAATTAAAACGCTCATGGAAATGGGAGAAGAGAATGCTACTATATGGCTTGAAGAATTTATGGCACTACCTGGGGAGAAAATTTGTGGAATAAAAGGCACTATAGATGGTGCGTCATATTCCATAATTTCTCATAAATATTCATACGGAGGGAATAAAAAATTATTTGAAGTTATGCCTGGAATAGGAGATGATTTTAATGATGTAACTGGGTGGCTTGATACTGAAGATGTGGTTTTATATTTAAAAGAGAAAATGTTTAAAGGAGAGATATAAATGAACAAATTAATGAAACAAACAAAAGTATTCGTACGTAAAAATTCCACAACAATCTTAACAACATTAGGTTGTGCTGGTGTGGTTGGAGTTGGAGTAACATCGGCTAAAGGAGGAATGAAGTACGAAAGAGAAAATCGCAGGAGGTTAAATCAATCTCCAGACGAGAAAGTTATGTTAGCTATAGACTCATTTGCTCCAGCTGTATTTCTAGGAGTAGCAACAATTGGTTGTATAATAGGATCAAATGCTGTTGGTAAACATCAGAGAGAGCTTATATCAAGCGCATATATGATGTTAGATAGTAGCTATAAGAAATACAGAGACAGAGTTAAAGAATTATATGGTGACGATATCGACAGAAGTATAAGAAAATACATTGGAAACGATGAATATACAGAATGTAGGTATAAAAGTCAAGATGGAACTGAACTATTCTATGATGCCATATCCGAACGTTATTTCGAATCAACAAGAGCAAACGTTATACAAGCTCAATACGATTTGAATAAGGATTTAGCAAAGACTGAAATGGTATGCTTAAATGATTATTACAAATATTTAGGAATACCAGAAATAGAAGAAGATAAATATTATGGATGGTCTACATTTAGTCATCCAGTAGAAGTAGGTCATAATTGGATAGACTTCAGATTTCATGAGATGGAAATGGAAGATGGATTAACTTGTACATTAATAGAATGCAGTCAAGATCCACACTTAGATTTCGATTTGTTTTAATACGCGAAATTTACACTTACTATTATGAGAATATAATTAAAAAAAGGAGAGATTTGTTATGAATTTAAAAATGATTAAAGTGATAGGTATGGTAGCATCAGGAGTATCTTTAGTGGCAGGACTAACTAGTAAATGGTCTGACGAGAAGATAGCTGATAATAAAATTACTGAAAAAATTGAAATGGAAGTAGCAAAACAATTAGAAAAAATTATGGACTTACAAAAGTAGGAGACCAACACGGTCTCTTAACTTTGTTATTTTTATGAAAGAGGAGAGAGGATAATGAAAAAAGAATTAATATTAATATTAGGAAACACAGGTTCAGGGAAGAGCACATTAGCTAAGAGTTTAAAATGGGTACATGGTTATAATGTTACAGTTCCTTATACAACTAGACCACCTAGAGAAGGCGAAGTCGACGGTGTAGACTATATGTTTGTGACAAATGCTTTCTTTAATGATTTTGCTGGAATATTCGATGCATTTTCTATATATGCTGGAAATCGTTATGGCATAAAAATAAATCCTGATGTAAGTAAACAAGTTATTGTATGTGACGCGACAATGTACTCATCAATAATAAATAGTAAATATATAAATGATGATTTTAATATAACAACTGTATGGTTGAAACCGGATGATGAAGTTTTATTATATAGATGTATATTAAGAGGTGATGATTCGACAAAATCATATGATAGAATAATCGAAAATGGGCAAGAATTAAGGTCTTTATTCGAAGAGTATAGACCGGATCTAATATTCAGTACACCAATGCACGTTAAAGATATTTCTAGAACAATAAATAAAGTTGTAGATGATAGTATGTTAAAAACATTATCGGTTGGTTTCATTAATAACAGTCTTGATGAGATAGCTAAGTTTACGTACGATTTAACTTTATATTTAATAGAAAAAAGTAAGAGAAAAGGGGATAATTAAAATGTTAAAAATATTAAAGATTTATACACACTCGGATAATGAATATGCTATTATGAATGCTATACACTCTAGTTTAGTAGGTAATGACGATTATATAGATTGTAGCATAGTGGTTAATGATAGTTCTACTAGATGTGACGGTACATTCAACGAAGTACATGTTATAGTTAGCGAAGATGACTGTGCGTGCAATTCAACAGATTTATTAATTGGTATAATAGATATGTTGCATAGAAACTATTATAAATTCACTTGGGATTATAAGGAGGAGTACAATGAAAAAGGAGATAAGTAATCTAGTCAAAAATGTAGGAAGAACTTTACACAAGAAGAGTCCCGAAATATTGACTGGTCTTGGTATAGCTGGAATGCTATCGTCAACAGTATTAGCAGTAGCGGCAACCCCTACTGCACTTGATAAAATTGCACAAAAGAAGGAAGAGCTTGATACGGACGAGCTTACTAAAAAAGAATTATTGCAAGCTACTTGGAAAGGATATATTCCAGCAGCAATCTCCGGAATTACAGGAATAGCTTGTTTAATAGGGGCTACGACCGTTAATGGTAAACGTAATGCAATGTTAGCAGCAGCGTACGAAGTCTCTAGAACAACATTCAAAGACTATAGAGAAAAAGTTGTAGAACATATTGGTGAGGAAGACGAAAAAGTAATAAGAGAAAAAGTTAGTCAAGAGAAAGTAAATAAAACAAAGATGGATGAAGGAAGTGTGATTGTAACTTCTGGAGAGACATTATGTTTCGATGAACTATCGTCAAGATATTTTAACTCGGATATGAATAAAATCAAGAGAGCTTTAAATATAATGAATAATAGATTGATGAATGACATGTATGTATCAATCAATGAGTTCTATGATCTTATAGACATACCTACAACTGATATAGGTCAGAAAATGGGATGGCATTATGAAGGAGATTTGTTAGATTTAGATTTATCTGCAACAATCACAGAAGATGATAGAGTTTGTCTATCAATCAATTTCAATCAAGATCCTAAGTACGGATATGACATGTTCAATTAGTACGCGAAAATTACAACGTCTATTATGAAAAGAATATTAAACTGAAAGGATGATTAAAATGGAAAACAAAGAATTATTAATGGAGACTTTAAACAATGAGGCAGTAGAGGAAACTATGGAAAACGTTGTTGAGGAAGCAAAGAAAGGAAAAGGATTATTAGTAGGAGCAGTGATTGGAGTAGCCGCTGTAGCTGGAGTAGCAGTATACAAGAAGGTTATTAAACCAAGAATTGAAGCTAAGAAACTTGAACAAGCCGAAACAAACGAAGGATTAGATCCAGAGCTAAAAGAAGATTTAAAGAAACCAGTAAAAGAAATATAAAATCATTAATGCGATAAGGAGATTGTGCAACAAGCACTTTCTCTTTTGTCTTTTGAAAGGAGATTAAATAATGGATATTAAGAATTTTGAAGGTAACTCTCATTCTTCTAAAAGAAGAGAAAAAGAAGAGAGAGAAAAAGTTGAAAAAGTAGTTAGTGGTAAAGTAGTAGCTAAGAAGAAATCTGGAATTAGAAAATTTGCAGATACGTTTATCAATGAAGATATAGAGAATGTGAAATCGTATGTCATCGGCGAGGTTTTAATACCAGCTATGAAAAAAGCATTATCTGATATAATAACAAACGCAACTGACATGTTGCTATATACTCCGGGTGAAAGAAAATATAAGAATACACACTATAGTAGAGGTGGAGTAACTCGTGTATCTTATGATAGATATTCAGACGATAGAAGAGATAGACGTGATGATAGAGTATCTAGAGGAAGAATAAATGACTATGATATTGACACAATTGTAGTAGATAACAGAGGAGAAGCCTTAAGCGTATTAGAGCGTCTAGATGATTTAATAGAAGCTTATGGTATAGCTAGAGTTGCTGATTTCTACGATTTAGTAGGAATTACTGGAAGTTACACGGATAATAAATATGGTTGGACAGACCTTAGAAGTGCCGATGTAATAAGGGTTAGAGATGGATACAAATTTAAATTACCAAGAGCAATACCAATAGATTAGGAGGAATTTATATGGAAAAATTAGAATATAAACCAAATACATTACCAAAAGAAACTAAGAAAATTATAAAAATAATAAAGGTAGCTCCTGTTATAGCTGGAGTTATAATATTATGTAAGATGATTAAAGGGGGAAAATAATTATGAAGAATGTAAAACAAACAGTTAACAAAGCAATATTAAAAGTGAAGGCTCATAGTCCTGAAATACTTATAGCAGTAGGAGTTGTAGGCGTTGTGTCAAGTGCTGTAATGGCTTGTAAATCAACTATGAAATTAAGTGGTGTAATTGATGAGGCTAATCAAAAGATTACGGACGTTAAAGAATCAATTGAAAAAGGCGAAGTAGAGCAAGAGGAAGCTAGTAAAGCCATATCATCAACATATTTAAAAACAGGAATTGAAATAACCAAGTTATATGCGCCATCAGTTATATTAGGTGGATTATCATTAGGATGTATAATTGGATCTAATCAAATAATGAAGAAGAGAAATGCAGCAATAGCAGCAGCGTATGCAACAGTTGATCAATCATTTAAAGATTATAGAAAGAGAGTATCTGATAGATTCGGAGAAGAAATCGAAAAAGAAATTAGATACAACATCCAAGAAACAGAAGTTGAAGAAGAAACAACTAATGCTAAAGGTAAAACTAAGATAACTAAGAAGAAGGAAAAGGTTTGTGAATTAGATGGATATTCTCAATATGCAAGATTCTTCGATAATGGAAATGATAACTGGGAAAAGAGTGCTGAATATAATCTTATGTTCTTAAGAGCTCAACAACAATATGCTAATGACTTATTAATTTCAAGAGGATATTTATTCTTAAATGAAGTTTATAATATGCTTGGTATTGAAATCTCTAAAGCTGGACAAGCAGTTGGATGGATATATGATGAAGAAAATCCAATTGGGGACAACTATGTAGACTTCGGTATTTATGATGTTAACAAAACAAATGCTAGAGATTTCGTTAACGGAATAGAGTCTACTATATTATTAGACTTCAACGTTGATGGAGTTATTTGGAATAGGATTTGAAATTGTGGAAGTTCTGAAAGGGATTTCTTCGATTATTATAGAACGCCAGGGGGATTATTGAATGTATAGAAGGAGATTAATAAAAAGCGTTTCAAATATAATTATATCTACTATGATTGGTTTTGGGTTAGGATTCGGATGGGGTGTAACTACGGCACCTCAACCGGAACCAGAGATAGTAGAAGTGATAAAAGAAGTAGAGGTTATTAAGGAAGTAGAAGTTATTAAGGAAGTAAAGGTTGAAACTCCGAAAGTGGAAGAAAAGCCTTCAGATAAATACTCAGAAGCTGACAAATACTTATTGGCCAAGGTTATGTTAGCAGAAGCAGAAGATCAAAGTGAATATGGACAAAGACTTGTTGTTAGTTCTATATTAAACAGAGTGGACTCACCAAAATATCCAAACACAATTTCGGGTGTAGTAAACCAACCTTATCAATTTTCAGTTATGACTAATGGACGCATTAATCGTGTTACTGTTACTGATAGGTCTTTAGAATTGGTTGAAGCAGAATTAAACAACAGAACAAATAATAAAGTTATATATTTTAGAATGAATCATTATAGTAAGTATGGTACTCCACTGTTTAAGGTGCAAGACCATTACTTCTCAAGTTTTTAAATTAAAGGAGAGATTGTCATGACAAACTTATTAAAAGGTATATTAACTATAGGAGGAGCAGCGGCTGCATGTATAGTCGCTGTTAAAGCTTACAATAAGATAAAAGAAGAGAATGAGAAACATGAAAAAGAATTAATGGAAGACTTTGAAGATAGAATAAAGGACTTTCCAGAAGAATATAAAGAAGTTGCTAGAAACACTCTTAAGAATGTAAGAAAGCAAAATAAAGTAGAAATGATAAGAGGAATGATTTTAATAGTTGTAACTACCATTGCTCCATATTTAATAGGTTATGTGGTAAAGAAAATAAATGAGCGCAAGCTTAGTATGAAAATGGAATATATTTTAACAATACAACAATAAAAGGGAGATGTAAAAGATGAAAGGTAGAGATATACTTATATTTGGTATGGGATTGGCTGTGGGTGCTGTTGCTACTCACACTTATCTAAAGAAACAATATGAGCAAATTATTAAAGAAGAAGTAGAGCAAATTAAAGAAGTATTTGGAAGAAACAAAGATGCTGTTAAGTTAGAAAGAGAACTTGACGATAATGCTGAGATTGAAGAATTAGATCCAAATAAATTAACAGTTGTTAAATCATCAGTTATTGAAAATAAGAGAGCTGTTGATAAGGTTACTAATTATTGTGGATATTCACAAAATAAAAAAGAACCAGATGTTGACTCTAATACTGGTGATATATTTGAAACAGATCCAGCTGCTTGCGAAGCAGACTCAACCATGAGTGACGGAACCATATACGTTATTCCACCTGAAGAGTTTGGTGTGTTGAGAGACTTTGATATGGTTACATTATTATATTATAAAAATGGAGTGTTAACAGATGATTATGCTAGACCTGTTCCAGCTATGACTGATAAGATACCGAAAGACTTTATGTATAGGTTTGACGAATATGATTCGGGAGTAGTATATTCAAGAAACTCAATAGAACATACAGACTATGAGATCTTGCTACAGGAGGAAGATTATGAAGGTTAACCTCTAAATAAGGAGGAATAAAAATGACCAACAACATTATGGAAAACAGATATTTTGACTGGCTATGTAGATTCGTAGTCGATAACAAAAAGAAACCAATGAACACTTATAGACAATTGCTAACTATATTACACGATACAACATTCGAACCAATTATACTTCATGATAGTAATCGTATGTATGATGGATTATATTTAAGAAAAAGGTATAGTAGAAACAATAATACAGAATATATTAGTGATAGACCTTGTTCAATATTAGAGATGATGGTAGCATTGTCATTAAGGATGGAAGAACAAATAATGGATGATCCAGATATAGGAAACAGGACGTCGTTATGGTTCTGGACAATGATAAGGAATATGGGATTATTCTCGTATACGGACGACAAAATAACAGTAAGAACTATGAATAATGTAAGAAAAAAACTAAGAGCATTTAATGACAGAGACTATCAACCAAACGGACGAGGTGGTTTATTTATTGTTAAAGATTGCGATAAAGATATGCGAGACGTTGAAATATGGTATCAGATGTGTTGGTATTTAAATAGTTTGATGTAGTCTTACTAAGATGCGGGGAAGGAGAAAGAGATGTAATGATAGATTTTTTAATGATATCAACTCGCACCAAAAGCAAAGGAACTGTCGAAATCTACCCTAAATTTGTAGTAAAGAAAACAAAGGATTTAATGATAAGGGGTAGCGACTTCTATGCTATTTGGATTGAAGAGCTTGGCTTATGGTCTACGGACGAGCACGACGCTTTACAGTTGATAGATAGGGAATTAAGTAAATTCTATGAAGAAAACCACAAGAAATTTGACGCACATGTTAAAGTTTTATATATGTGGGATTCTGAATCCGGTATGATAGATGCTTGGCATAAATATTGTCAAAAACAAATGAGAGATAATTATAAGATGTTAGATGAAAAATTGATATTCTCCAACGACATAACAACTAAGGAAGACTATGCTAGTAAGAGATTACCTTATCCTTTATTAGAAGGAGATCACTCATCTTGGGATAGACTTATTAGTACGTTATATACACCTGAAGAACGACACAAGATTGAATGGGCAATCGGAGCCATCGTTACAGGTAGAGCAAGAGATATTCAAAAGTTCATGGTATTTTATGGTTCTGCGGGAACTGGTAAATCTACAATATTAAATATTATTCAACAACTATTTGATGGATATTATTCAGTATTTGATGCTAAGGCTTTAGGTTCACCTAACAACTCGTTTGCGTTGGAACCATTTAAAACAAATCCATTAGTCGCCATACAACATGATGGTGACTTATCTAAAATCGAAGATAATACAAGACTTAACAGTTTAGTTTCACACGAACTTATGACTGTTAATGAGAAATTCAAATCTGCATATTCTAATAGGTTTAAAGCATTCTTATTAATTGGTACAAATAAACCAGTAAAAATTACGGACGGTAAGTCAGGTCTTATAAGAAGACTTATTGATGTATCTCCATCTGGTAATAAAATACCACCTAAAGAATACAAACATATTATGGATACTATAGAGTTTGAATTAGGGGCAATCGCTAGTTATTGTCGAGATGTATTCAATGAGAATCCAGGGGCATATGATAATTATACACCAGTAACAATGATGGGAGCATCAAATGATTTCTATAACTTTGTATGCGATTCATATTTTAGATTTAAAGAGGAAGATGGGGTATCACTAAAACAAGCATGGGAAATGTACAAAGTATATTGTGACGAAGCTAAGGTTCCATATCCATTCTCAAAAAGAACATTCAAAGAAGAATTAAAGAACTACTTTAGAGATTATAAAGAGAGATATAGAACTGATGATGATAATCGCATGAGAAATTACTACTCTGGATTCAGAACTGAAAAATTTCAAGACGATGATGAGATTGAAGAAGACATTGAAGAAATAATACCAACAATACAATTTAAAGAACAGGAATCTATATTTGATACTGAGTGTGCGGAATGCTTTGCTCAATATGCAAATAAACAGGAGATACCTGGCAAAAAATGGGAATCTGTTAAAACTAGATTAAGAACTTTAAATACGAAAAAGGTTCACTACGTTAAGGTTCCAGAAAATCATATTGTTATCGACTTTGATATTAAGGATAAGGACGGTAACAAATCGTTCGACTTAAATTTGAAAGAAGCAAGTAAATGGCCTCCGACATATTCGGAAGTAAGTAAAGGTGGTAATGGAATCCACTTACACTATATTTATACAGGAGGAGATGTTACGCAGTTGAGTCGTATCTACGATGAAGATATTGAAGTTAAAGTATTTACTGGAAATAGCTCACTTAGAAGAAAACTTAGTCTTTGTAACAATCTTCCTATAAATAGTATAAGTTCGGGATTACCGTTGAAAGGAGAGAAAAAATTGATAAATTCGGAAGCTGTAAGAAATGAAAAGGGATTGAGGATATTAATTAAAAAGAACCTTAACAAAGAAATACACGCTGCGACAAAACCAAGTATTGACTTCATAGATAAATTACTAACAGATGCATATAACAATGAGAACTTCAAATATGACGTAACAGATATGAGACAGGCTGTATTGACGTTCGCTATGAATAGTACACATCAGGCAGAATATTGCATAAAGTTAGTTAATAAAATGAAATTTAAATCAGAGGAAATTTCGGATCCTGATACAGATTATAAGAACGATAAACTCGTATTCTATGATGTAGAAGTATTTCCTAACTTATTCTTAGTAAACTGGAAATTAGAAGGTCCTGAAAATAGTGTTGTGAGAATGATAAATCCAACTCCAAATGATATAGAGAATCTGATTAACTATAAACTTGTTGGGTTCAACTGTAGGAGATATGATAATCATATTATGTATGCCAGAATGATGGGATATTCTAATGCGGAATTATTTAAGCTTTCACAAAGAATTATATCTGGGAACGGTGGTATGTTTGGAGAAGCATATAACCTATCTTATACTGATGTATATGACTTTGCATCGGCTGGAAATAAGAAGAGCTTAAAGAAATTTGAAATCGAGCTTGGTTTAAAACATCATGAATTAGGATTACCATGGGATCAACCAGTTCCTGAAGAACTATGGACTAAGGTTGCTGAATATTGTGACGATGATGTATTGGCTACAGAAGCAGTATTTAATGAACTAGTTAATGACTGGACAGCTAGAGAGATATTAGCAGACATTGCTGATAAG